ATGTGCGGCGCAGAGGCCGGCCAGGCATCATTTCACCGTGGCCTGCTGAAGGCGTGGGCCTCTGCCACGGGCCCGAGGACCGAAGACGGCAAGGCGGCCAGTGCGAAGAACCTGGCCGGGCATCCGACGCCAGAGGAAGCCCTGCGCACGCGCTTCAACGCGATGAAGCATGGGATGAATGCCGAGACCGCCCAGTATTTCCCCGCGCGGCCCGGCAAATATCCCGCCTGCAGCAGCTGCGATGTTGACCCAGGCTATTGCGCCAAGCAGCCGGCTTGTATCAAGCAGACCCAGCTTTTCATGGTTCATCATGCTGCTTTCGAGCAGCGCAACCCCAAGCACTTGACGCCCATTTATTCGTCGATCCAGGCCAGCATCACGGCGATCATCCAGCAGATCCTGCAGACCATCATTGCCGACGGCGTGAAGCTGGAGGCGCCGGCCTGGGCGGTGACGCGTGAGGGTGACATTGTGATCGGCGAATACAACGATTTCGAGACCGGCGAAAAGCGCATCATCATGGAGACCAAGGCCCACCCGCTGCTCAAGCCGCTGCAAGAGTTCCTGTCCCGCAACAACATGGCGCTGTCAGACATGGGGATGACGCCGAAGGCGATTGAGCTGGAAGAGCCGCAGATGGGCCGCTTGGCGCCGGGCGGCGACGGTATAGCCACGTTGTCGCTTGAGGAGTACGCCGCCAAGAGTTCGGAAAGCCTTGCTGCGCTCAAGGCCCAGGTGGACCGCGCGAACGCTCGCAAACAACGTGACCCGGTGCTGATTGAGTATCAGCAGCAGAACGGGGGCGAGCAGTGAGCGGGGATCGTACCAGTGCCGCCCAGCGCATCAAGGTGCAGCACCGGGCAGAGGCCGAGGTGATGCGCTACGCCCGGCCGGACCCGGCCACCGGCATCCGCCCGCATGCGCTTTGGGCCAAGCACGTTCACAACGTGGATCTTGACCCAATGCAGGTGCTGAAAATGCTGGAGATGGACGCGAACCCCAGCACTGTGGATTTCAGCTGCCGGCGGACGGGAAAAACGGCCGTCAAAGAGATGTACGCGCTGGAGTTCCTTGCCACCACGCCGTTCCAGGAAGAGGGCATCGTGGCGCCGCGGCTGCAGCAGAGCCAAACCAATATCACCTATCACCTGGACGCGATCCGCCGCAGCGAGATTTTGAGTGGCTGGATCGCATACAAGAGCGGCCGGCGCCAGATTGCGGACCTCAAATACCAGTTTCACAACGGCAGCAAGGCCAGCTGCTACGGCATCATGTCCCAGATCGATGGTGACGGCATCAGCTTCGCTTCCCTGGAGGAAACCGACGATATGCCGGCGGATCGGCTGTTTTCCCGATTCCTGCCTATGCTGGGCTCCGCGCGGCGGTTGGGCGTGGATCAGGGCGTCAGCTTCAAGCCTCAGATTCGCATTACCGGCGTCCACAAGGGCGCGGACGTGCTGTCCCATCTGATCAAAACCGGCGGCTATCACATCTTGCCACCGGTGGACGTGTACCTGGGCATCGAACTGGGCATATTGAATGAGGCCTTTGTGCTGGAGATGCAAACCCAGTTGCCGGAGGCGGAATACATCCGTCAGTTCTTGTGCATCAACGCTGCGGCGCGTAACTGGATCTGGGAAAAGTACATCCGGCGCGCCATGGCTGTGGGCTTGCAAGCTGGGCTGCAACCCGCTGGCCCGCTGCCAGGCCAGCGCTACCGCAAGCGCGGCCTGCTGTCGTTTGGTTATGACCATAGCGGGCACGGCGAGAGCGCTCATGCCTCTTGTTCCGCGCTGGTGGTATGCGAACAGGTGGGTAATTACATCACATTCCCCTTTGTCCGGACCTGGCCGGCGGGCACCGATGACGCGGTGGTTGAGCGCGACCTGCTGGGGCTGTGGGAGTACTTCCGCCCGGACTACGCGATGGGTGATGCTTATGGGGTGGGCATGCTGACAAGCTTGAACGACAAGCTGTTTGCGCAAGGGTTGACTGATGTGGACCGCCGCACTATCGGCGATGGCCAGTCCACCGCCAGCACATGGGTGGCGTGGCCGTTCGCGCCGATCCGTTTTGAGGGCATGACGAAACATTCCATGGTTTCCGCGCTGCGCGCCGCATTCCATAACGGACAGGCGGCGATCCCCTATGTTGACGACGGCACCGATGCGCTCAAGGCCAAGAACCACGCGAACACCAATTGGGGGCCGTCCGCCCTGGACAGCGTGCAGGCTGACGCCAGCGACTGGGGTAAGTTCATCCGACAACTGGGCAATATCAAATCCAAGGCGGTGCAGGGCGCCAGCTACAACAGCTACACGATGGCGAACCCGAAAGTGGGTGATGACCTATTTGACGCGGCCAGCGCTGGGGTGTGGGCCTTGCTCACCCGAGGCGTGGCCAGCTATGTGCCGACTGTGATTGGCCACCGCACCGCCACACGCGAACAACTGATGGGAATGTCATGAGCTACGGGAAATACAAATCCGCACGCCCGCAAGCCGATTTGCCGCCGGCGCCGCCGCTGTCTCCAGCGGCCAGGACCAGGGCCGCGAAAATGCGTGACGAATGGCGGGAACAATTTAATGGAGACGACAGCTTGATCCGCGACTTGGTGGACGCCGGCATGATATACGGCTGGCGCGACGTCCAAGCCGTCTACCCCAATAAGGACGTGAACGATGACCATGCTTGACGCCGTGCTGAGCCGCTTTGGTTTTCAGCGCAGACCGGAGCCCGAAGCGGAGGCTTCTACATTGATCCCTGCAGAAGACAGCGCCGGCGTGACTGCCGCCACCAGCGAGGCCGGGCGTCGTCCCACGCCAGAGAATCAGGTTAAGGCGATCTACCGGCAGTTGATGGTGGACCATGACTTGCGCTCCGTCATCCTGGACATCCGCCAGATGGACCGGCGCGACGGCCGAGTGAAACGGATCCACAACCGGGTGGCGCGCGACGTGACCCGCGGCGGCCTGGTGATGCAGCAATCCAATCCCGGCAGCAGGATCGAGCAGGAGTGGTCCGGCTTTGTCCGGCGTTTGCAGCTGGCCAACCCCGCCAAGTTGAAAAGCGATGCGCGTGGCCTGCTGATGGAAGGCAATTTGCCGATGCAGTGGGTGCTGGATGGGCAGGGTCAGGTGGTTGCCGGCGTGCGGATGCCCACCGAGACCATGCGGCCAAACGTGGGCATCAGCGGCCGTTTCAACGATGTTCGCTCCGCTTACACCCAGATGGACCTGACCTCCGCCAGCGAGCTGGCCACCTTCCCGCTGTGGCAGCTCACCATGGCGCGGCTGGATCCGGACAATTTCGACGACTTGTCGGCGTTGGGGCGGCCGTTCCTGGACGCCAGTCGCGAGATCTGGCGCAAGCTGAACATGACGGATGCGGATCTTGTGATCCGCCGGCGCCAGCGCGCGCCGTTGCGTCTGTCCCATGTGCTGGAAGGGGCGTCCGATATTGAAATGGCGAAGTACCAGGACCAGGTGGAAGCCAACAAGGACCAGATCACCACCGACTTCTACATGAACAAAAAGGGTAGCGTGTCCGCACTGCAAGGGGATGCGACGCTGGGCGATATCAACGACGTGGTCTATTTGCTTGATTCCTTCTTTGCCGGCACGCCGTTGCCCAAAGGGCTGATGGGCTACACCGACGGCCTGGCGCGCGACATCCTGGAAGACCTAAAGCGCGACTATTACGACGAAGTGGACCAGCTGCAGGACATCCTGGCGTGCGTCTACGAATTTGGCTTCCGCCTGCAGCTGATGCTGCGCGGCATCAACCCCGATGCCGAACCGTTCAGCGTCAACTTCGCGGAACGGAGGACCGAAAGCCAGAGCCAGACCACAGATCGCGCGCTGAAGCTCAAAGCGCTGGGCCTGCCGCAATCCATGGTGTGGGAAGTACTGGGCTACAACGCCGCGAGCGTGGAGGCGCGGCGGACCAGCGACGCCAAGCACTACGATCCCTACCCTGAGCCCGGCAGCCTACCCAACGTAAAAATCACTCCAGGCAATGGCCGCAAAGGAGAGAGCGCGACGGATATCGGCCATGGCCAGTAATGCGGAGCGGGCGCGGGCAATCCGCGCAGCCACGTTGCAGGCAGTGCGGCAACGCAACGCGCTGGCCGATACTGCGATCCAGCAGCTAATCGCCGATTACGAGGACGCCGCCGACGCCATCGGAGAACACATCCAGAACGCAGCCGGCGCGGATGATAGGGTGTCACTGGACCACCTGCAGCAGGTGTTGTCCGATGTGCGCCAGCGGCTGCAGGAGCTGGAGCGCCGCCGCGACGGCCGGATTTACCGCGCACTAGAGGAAGGAGCCGCCGCCGGCGTGCGCCCGTTTGCCGGCGTCTTGCCCTCTTCCCAGCTGTTTGCCGTCAATCACCAGGCGGTGGCGTTTGTCCGTGGGCTGACCGAGGCCGACGGCTTGCAGCTGTCTGACCGGCTATGGCGGTTGCAGCGCAGCGCGGTGGAGACGCTGACCGACCATATCCAGTTTGCGGTGATCAATGGCGAGAGCGCACACCAGGCGATGATGCGGAGCATGGGCCGGGGCGAAGGCGTGCCTGACGACATTGCCCGAGCCTTCCAGGGCGCCAGTGCAGGAGAGCTGCGGCGTCAGGTGCGCAGCTTGATGACCGGGGCGGCGGATCCTGTCAACGGCAAGGGGGTGGTGTACCAGGCTGAGCGGGTATTCCGCACCGAGATCAACCGCGCGCATGGCGAGGCGTACATGGGGGCTGCATTTGAGACGGACGGAGCCAAGGGGGTGCGATTCATGCTGTCGCCGAATCACCGCCGCCGCGATGTGTGCGACCTGCACGCCTCGGCAGATCTCTATGGTTTGGGGGCGGGGGTGTATCCAACGAGGGAAGCCTGTCCTTGGCCTGCTCATCCAAACACATTAAGCTATGTAGAAATTGTTTTTTGATTTAAGCGGAGGACGGGGGTTGGGCGATTTTTCCAGGAAACTTTCCATAAGAATCCATCAAAGAAAATTAAACGATGGTTATGGATATTGCATGATTTGTGGTGAAAATAAACGATTGACGGCTGACCATGTTCCTCCAAAGTGTACCGGAAATAATGGGAGTGTTGAGTTAACTACATTGGCAGAGTATTTTGCAATGGAAGATATAAAGCCTTTGCGAGGAAGAAAGGGGCAGACGTTCAAAACGTTGTGCTTAGACTGTAATAGTCATTTGCTTGGCGGGCTTGATAATGAAATTGCAAATGTTTATCAAGAATGTATGAGGTATCTTAATGCATTTGCTAAGCACGATTATCCACTTTCCAGCGTGACTATTCGTTGTGATGTAAAAAAATTCTGTAGAGGACTTGTGGGGCATCTTATAGCTGCTCAGCCAGAGGATAAGTGCAAAGTTAAACCGCCTGATGGTGGTATGGTAAAGCAATTAAGGGATTTCGTTGTTTTTGGTGGGGATGATATTTTAAAGACTCACTCTATTTTTTTGTGGTTTTATCCGCATATAAATACAGTGACAGCAAACTATATAGGGAAACGTGAGTGGTTTCAGGTTGAAGAAAGTGCAGTTTTTAGTGTTTTAAAGTTTTTCCCATTTGGATTTGCTGTTGTAACAAAAGATGGTAGTAAGTTTTTCAATCCTCAGAATGAGATAACCGTTAAGGATAAAGAAATAGTTTTTGATTTTTCGCTAGCAAAAAAGATGCCCCCAGATTTTCCTTTAAACCTTGCTGATAATGAATACTTCGTTATGGCTGATGAGTATTGCTATGTGTCAACGCCTAGTGTTTGATTGCTACTCTCAACTTCCCCCCCTTATCCCACTCCGCCACACCTCCTAACCTGCTAGCAGCCGGGCAACCGGCTCCGGCGGCGTCCTCCCCGCCGCCGGCCTTTATGGCGAGCAGGCAATGCGATCAAGAGTTTTCAAGCTTTCCCAGGACACCCCAGGGCGGGTGATCCGCATGTTGTCCGGCATGGCCGAGTTGCCGGAAGGCAAGGCCACCAGCTGGGTGACGATCACCCGCGAGGGATCGTTTACCGACCCGCGTTACGACCGTTTCGAAATTACCCGCGAGATGCTGTTGAGCATGGTGCGCAATTTCGATGCCGGTGTGGTTGGCACCGATATTTTCCTGGACGTTGACCACAAGCCGGGCGACGGCGCCGCCGCCAAGATCTGCAAATTGGCGGTGGAAGGCGGCCGCCTGCGCGCGCTGGTGGAGTGGACTCCGTTCGGGCGTTCCGCGGTGAAGGATCGCGGCTTCCGCTATCTCTCCGCTGAATTTTCCGACAACTGGAAAGACAACGAGCAAGGCCGTTACCACGGCCCTGTTTTGCTTGGGGCAGGCCTCACCGTGCGACCGGTGATCAAGCGCCTGGACCCGGTCACGCTGTCGTGTGATTCCGGCGCGGACATCCCTGTATTGCTCCATCCGGAGCTGGAACGAACCCTTTTATCCGAGGCGAAAACCACGATGAACAAATACTTGAAGGCGCTGCTGGAAGCCCTGGCGGCGCGCAAACTCTCCGAGCAGGCGGTGGCTGCCGTCAAAACCTTGGCTGAGACCCAACTGGCGGATATTACCGACGAATCCGAGGCCAAGCTGCTGTGCGAGCAGCTGGAACAGGCCGCGGTGAAGCTGTCCGAAGAGCTGGGCAAGCTGCAGGCCACCGGCGCCGCGCCGGTGATCCAGCTGTCGATGGCCGGCCCCGACCAGGCCGCAATCAGCGCGGCGGTAAACAAGCTGCTGACTGAGCGCGACACCGCGGCCAAGACGCTGGCGGAAACCGTCGAGGGCAAGCGCAAGCTGCTGGCGGATACCATCGGCGCGGCCGAGGGGCTGGACGACGCCGCAAAGAAAGCGCTGACCGAAGCCGCCGTCGGTGTGATTACCGCCGACACCACGGATGATCAGGTCAAAGCGCTGGCGGTGATGCAGATCCAGAACGCCAACGAAGTGGCCGCGGCCCGTCAGCTGTCGGCGCTGGGTTATGTGCCGTCCGGTTCCCCGCATATCACCGTCCCGGTGGAGGGTGTCAAAAAGCTAAGCGAGTTCTACCGCGAGCAGTTGGCTAAGACCAGCTACGCCGGCCAGCTGCACCTGGACGCCAAGCGCGAACTGCCGCCGTTCTGCCTGCGGGTGTTGGCCGAGTTCGACCGCCTGCACGCCGCCCGCCTGGACAACGAGTACAAGGTGCTGGCGCAAGGGCAGGGCAATATGGATATGGGCAACACCGCGCTGCCAGTTGGCGTGCAACGCGAAGTGATTCGCGAAGCGCTGTCCGATCTCAACGTGCTGTCCCTGGTGCAGACGCTGACCGACTTTGCCGGCGCGGCCACCACCCAGATTCCTTACGAGCTGCGCGACGTCAGCCAGGTGATGAACGACGGCATCGTGTACGAAGGCCAGCCGATCCCTTACGCCGGCATCACCCAGCAGATGGACACGGTGTATGTGACGCCGATGAAATTGGCCTTGTCGATTACCAACGAAGTGCAGTTCTTCACCCGCGCGAGCGCGCTGAACTGGGATGCTCTGGCGCGCAACATCGAATCCAACGCCCGCGTGCTGCGCGAGCTGGTGGCGCGCCGGATCTGCAACGAGCTGCAGCGCGCGGCGGACAGCTATCTGGCGATTCCGGTGGCGAATGAGAGCATCAGCGCGCAGCTGGGCGGCGCCAAATCGACAGTCAAGCTGGCGAACTGGCCGGTGGTGCGGCCGGCACAGGCGCGCGACCTGCAAGGCAATGCGGTGGGGCTGCCGGAAAACCCGATCACAGTCACGCTGAACAGCGTGCAGATTTCGCAGTGGGACGGCAGCGGAAAGCAGCCGGCGGGCACTTACTGGCGCGTGATCAGTTTCAACCTGGGCGTGCTGCAGTTCATCAACCAGGCCGGGCAGCCGGTGGTGCCGGCGGCTACCGGCACCAATACCGTCAGCTATTCCCGGGCCACCAACGTCGCCAAGTTCAATCTGGATCCGAACGCCGGCGTGACGCAGGAAAAATGGCTGAACGGCTTGATCCAGCAAGTGGGCAGCCGCAAAGCGATGATGTTAGGCCAGCGTTATGTGACGCCGGACTTCCTGCTGATGTCGCCGACGCTGAACGATACTGCCAGCAATGCCGATCAGTTTGTGGCCAGCTTGAAGCGCAACGGCAGCGACACAAATAGCGCCGGCGACCTGGCGGCGATCAAGGACATTCCGTCTTTCGGCACCAACGCCCCGGGCGTGGACCTGGGCGACGAACGCATCATCATGGGCCAGCGCAATGTGCTGGGCTATGTGGTGGCCAAACCGTTTGTCACAGGCGAGCCGTTCGAGCTGACCGGCGCCGACGGCCGCCCGGTGGGCAAGAAGGCGGCTTACGGCGAGGAGTACAACGCCATCGCCGTGCCGCGGCCGGTGCGCAATCGCTTCACCAGCGTGATTGTCTATTCCGCCACCGCCCGCGCGGATCTGTAACCCAGCCGGCCCGCCGCCGGCGGGCCGCATACCGGATGCGAAACATGAAAGTCCCCTTTTTCAACGACAGCAAGCATTACAAGACCATCGGCACCACCCTGGTGCCGCCGGGCGAGACCCGGGAAGTGGATGCCGCCTTGCTGTCCGGCTATCAACCGCTGTTGGCACCGGAACCTGACGCGCCGCGGCACATCGTGGATGTCCTGCTGTCTGGCCCGGTGTCCGAGCTGCTGGCGGCCTTGCCGTCGCTGGCGCGCGAAGACCTGGAGCTGCTGGGCCAGCGTGAGCAGGTGGAGGCGGCGCGGCGCGAGGTGTTGGGCGCGGTGAGCAAGCTCTTGCTGGACGCAGCCAGCGACGATCAGGACGCCCATGGCGAAACCGGCCAAGGCGATCGCCTGTTGCCGGCCACTTCCCAAGGGGGTAACGACGAGCAGCCTCTTGGCCAGACGGCAGCGGACGAGGAGAACGAGCAAGATGGCGCGCCGCCGCCGGCCACTGAGGACAAGCTGGCGGATAGCGAACCCTTGGTGGATCCCGCCGCGCTGGCGCTGCTGCAGACGGCGTTGGCCGATCCGGCCATGCCGGAGCCGGCCGGCAAGGCCACGGCCAAGAAAGCCGGCAAGTGATCACGCGCCCTGGGCTGGAAGCGACGCTGAAAGCCAGCTTGATTGACAGCGTCGGCGTGTTCAAGCCGGAGGACTACCAGCGCCATGTCGATACCGCGCTGGCGGACTACAGCCGTCGCAAGCCGCTGCAGTGCCTGGGCGAGCTGACGCTGTCCGTGGGCGGCGCCGTGTACGACTGCCCGGCGGCCTTGCTGACGCTGCAGGGGCTGGACTGGGGGCGGGACGCGAAGGCGGGGCTCAATCCGTGGGACGACCGTTGGCCAGGCCGCTTGCCGGAATTGCGGCTGATGGACGGCGAGGACGGCCGCAAGTTGTATCTGAGCCCGGCACCCAGCGCCCGGCAGCTGGCTTTGCTCGGCGGCCGGGCGGTGTACCGATACGGCGTGGCTCACCAGCTGAGCGACTCTGCCAGCACGGTGCCGTCGGTGGATGCCGCATTGCTGCTGGTGCGGGCCCAAGCCGAGGCGATGCGTGAGCTGGCGATGCGCAATTCGTCGCGGCCGGTGCAGCTGAAAGACGGGCTGACGTCCACGCCGAAAAACGGCACGCCGTCCTATCTCTATACCGTCCTGATCGAGGAGTTTGAAAGGAGGGTGGCGCTGTGATCGCGAATGTGTTCGTGGATGACGATGTGGTGCGCCGCGCGTTTGAGCGCGCGCCGTCTGCGATGACGCGGACGATGGACCGTTATGTGGGCCGCGCCGGCATGGTGCTGACCCTAGCCGCGCAGCGCGAGTTGCGCAGCAACGGCAGCTTGGGCTTTTCCACGCTGATGCAGTCGATCCGGCCGGAACGGCCGTTTGCCATGGCGCGGGATGTCCGCGCCGGCGCAAAGTACGCGCGCCACGTCGAGGACGGCACCCAGGGTGGCTACCGCGGCTTGCCGCCGGTGCGGCCGCTGGCGGAATGGTTGCGCATCAAGCATGGACTGAGCGCGCGCGAGGCCCGCCGCCGCGCGTTTGGCTTGGCGCGTCATATCCGCGACCAAGGCACCGAGGCCAAGCCGTTTATCAAGCCCGCGTTCGATAAAACCGAAACCCGTTTGTTCTCGATCCTGCGCGAAGGCGCGGCCGAGGGCGTGAAACAAGCGCTGGGGGTGCGTGGCCATTACGCATTCACCGGCAGCACTTACTAGGAGGCGATGATGGCAAGCCGAAACATCGAAGATTTGCATCCCGACCTGCAGCCGTTGGCGCGTGCTTTCATGGAGCGTTGCCATGCAGCGGGGCTGGATATTCTGATCACCTGCACCTGGCGCTCCGGCGCGGAACAGGACGCCTTGTACGCACAGGGCCGCGGCAAGCCGGGCGCGCGTGTCACCAATGCCCGCGCCGGCCAGAGCGCGCACAACTTCACGATCCAGGGCCGGCCGGCGGCGCGTGCTTTTGACATCGTGCCGCTGGTGGGCGGCAAGGCCATGTGGGACGCCTCGCACCCGCATTGGAAGATCGCCGGCGATATCGGCATGGCGCTGGGTTTGAATTGGTACGGGCGCCCCGGCGCGCCGTTCAAGGAGTTCCCGCACTTCGAGCTGGCAAAGGGGTATCAATGATGAGCCTTGCCGATCTGTTGCAAAACCCGGCTACCGGCAGGCTAAGCCATAGCAAGCTGTGGACGAACATCGCCTGCGCGTCTGCCACCGGTATGTTCATTTATCAAGGCGCCATGGGCACGCTGACCGCCGAGGTGTGGCTGATTTATCTGGGCGTGGTGGGCGGTTATTCCGCCGCGCGCAGCTGGATCGCCGCCCGCCGCGACAAGGGAGCCGACAATGCTTGAATGGTTGCCGTTTGGGCTGCGCGGCGTGCTGACCGTGTTGGCTGCCGCCGCGGTGGTCTGGCTGGCCTTTAGCGCCGGGGAGTCCGCAGGCCTGCGCCAGCTGGCGGATTACCGCGGGCAGGTGGCCGAGCAGCGGCAGAAGGACGCGGCCGCCGCCGCCGCCCGTTTGCGTCAGCAGGGCGCGCTGCTGGCAGCCAGCGATGCGCGCCTTGCGGATCAGGACACCGCGCTGCAGGCGTTGAAGAACCAACTGAACAGGAGCTTGACCCGTGCCGCACATATCCCTGTCCCGGCTGCTGCCGACGCTGGCCTGCTGTCTGTTGACGGCGTGCGCTTCTACAACGCCTCCTTCGGCCTGCGCGCCGCTGACGCCTCCGCCGTTGCCGGAACGACTGACGCGGCGGACGCCGCCGCCAGCGCCGTTGACAGCGGGGTATCACGCGCTGACCTCCTTGCCCACAGCCGAGACCTCGGCGGCTGGTGCCAAGCCCTAGCCGCGCAGCGCGACGAGCTGCAGGCGGCGTTGGGGGCGTTGGGAAGGGGGCGCGATGGACAACCCTAAACCCGGCTGGCAGTTCGATCGCAGCATCAGCCTGGGCCATGTGCTGTCGATGGTCATGATGGCCTGCACCGCGGCAGGGGTGTTCATGTCGCTGAATATCCGTGTGACGGTGCTGGAAGAACGCCAGGCGGCGCAGAGCCAGGTGGACCGTGCGCAAGAGGACCGAATCCGTGAGATGGGCAACGAAGTGAAGGGCTCGCTCAAGGACATCGCGCTGAAGCTGGACAAGCTGGTGGAGCGCGAGCTGAACCGGGGGCGGGGATGAGCGCGATAGCCCGCACCTTGTCCACGCTGCGCCGCCAGCTGGCGCTGGCGCTGCCGGACCGGCTGATCTCGCCGGACCTGATCGACCATAGCAATCGCCAGCGCGATGAGCTGGAGCGCGGGGTGGTCACGGCGGTGCTGCCGGAGGTGGCCATGGACGAGTGGCAGGACACGCTGCAGCTCAAGCTGGTGGGCCAGGTGGCGGTGGCCGAGCGCGACACCACGCAGCAGGACGTTGAGCGCGCCGAGCTGCGCATGCTGCAGCAGCTGCGCGCCTTCCTGCGCAACCCGGGCGGCGATCTGCCGCGACTGCGCTGCGAACGCGCGTTGCTGTCCGGCCAGTTCGAATATCCCTTTGGCTGGGTGGCGTTGGACGTGGCCTGTGGGCCGCTGGACTTGAGCGATAGCCCGGACGACGAGTTGTACCCGCCGCCTGTGGCGTTTGGCCAGCTGACGCACGCGCATCTGGATATCGACGCGCCGCCGCATGAGAGCGCGGCGGAGCATCAAAAGTGGCTGGCCGGCGATTACAGCGGCAGCAAGCCGGAGGCGGATATGGATTTGAAACTGAGGGGAGATGATCCGAATGGACATGATTAAGTTGAAGCCCGGACCCGGCCTGTTGTGCCGGCTGGAAGACGGCAGCGGCTATTTGGCCGAGGACGGGCAGATGGTGCCGCTGAACAGCTATTACCGCCGGCGCCAGGCCGACGGCGACGCGGTGGAAGTCAAAGACGAGCCGGCCAAGCCGGCGAAAGCGAAGGAGGCGTAAATGCCGGACAACATCACCTTTATGACCATCCCGGTGGGCATCCGCACCGGCGGCGTCTACGTCGAGATCGATCACACCAAGGCGTTGCGCGGCCTGCCGCAGATGGAACGCAAGTTGCTAGTGCTGGGTCAGCGCCTGCCAGGCGGCAAGACGCCGGCGCAGACCCCTGTGCGCATTCTCAACGGCGACGACGCGGCCCAGCAGTTTGGCCGTGGCTCCATGTTGCATGCGATGGCGAGGGCGCTGGATGCGGTGAAGGCGCGTTATGGCCTGATCGACGTCTACGCCGTCGCGCTGGACGACCTGGCCGCCGGCGTGGCCGCCAGCGGCAGCATCGATCTGACCGGCGCTGTCACCAAGCCCGGCATTCTCACCGCGTGGATAGGCGGCGTGCGTGTGCGCGCGGCGGCGTCGCTGGGGGACAGCAATGCGATCCTGGCCGGCAAGCTGGCGGCGGCGATCAACGACAACGCGGATCTGCCGGTGAGCGCGACGGCGGCGGCGGGGAAAGTCACCATTACCTGCCGACACAAGGGCGAGGCCGGCAACGGCATGGAGGTGGCCACCGCTTATTACGACGAGGACGCGCTGCCGGACGGCATCAGCGCGGTGTGCTTGGATCTGGCCGGCGGCGCCGGCAACCCCGATCTGGGCGCGGCACTGGCGGCTGTGGTTGAGGATTGGTATTACAGCATCGTCTGCCCCTACACCGACAGCGCTGCCCTCGCCGCGCTGGAGGCGGATATGGACGGCCGCTGGGGCGGCATGAACATGAAGACCGGCCACGTCTTCACCGCCAAGACCGGCACCCATGCCCAGCTCACCACCTGGGGCGCAGGCCGCAACAGCCCGCACGTCAGCACCTGGGGGCTGAAGGGCTGCCCGACCTGGACGCCCGTGATGGCGTCGGCCTTTGCCGGGGTGTGCGAGTTCAACGGCGCGATCGACCCGGCGCTGCCGCTGCGCAGCCTGGAAGTGCCCGGCGTGTTGTCGCCGCGGCTGAAAGACCGTTTTTCGCGCAACGAGCGCGAACTGCTGCTGCGCGACGGAATCAGCTCCACGGTGGTGGACAGCGGCGGCAAGGTGTTTCTGGAACGAGTGATTACCAATTACCAGAAGTCGCCGTTCGGCATCGACGATGAAAGCCTGCTGCGCCTGGAAACCAAGTGGACGGTGGACTACTACCGCTACGCGGTGCGCACCCGCATCGCACTGCGCTTCCCGCGCCATAAGCTGGCCAGCGACGGCATCAACGTGGCGCCGGGCCAGAACCTGGTGACGCCGTCGGTGATCCGGGCCGAGCTGGTGGCGCTGCACCGCGAGCTGGAGTTTGCCGGCATCGTGGAGGACACCGAGCAGTTCAAGAAGGACTTGCTGGTGGTGCGCAGCGATAGCGACGTGGACCGCGTCAACGCGGTGCTGCCGCCCAACCTGGTCAACCAATTCAACACCTTCGCTGCCGCCGTGCAGTACCGACTGTAAAGGAACGCGTCATGGCAAAAATGACGGGACTGTGCTCGATCAAACTCAACGGCGCTAACAAACGCTCCAAGCCCGGCGCCACGCTGAAGCCTGGCGGAGCGATCCGCGAGCCAGTGACGGACAGCAACGGCGTCTGCGGCTTGGCGGTGAAAGAATACAAGCCCGGCGAAATCAAGTTCACGATCCAGCACGGCAGCGACGAGGACGTGGTGGCGCTGCAGAACCTGGAAGGCGTGACCGCGCTGTTTGAAACCGACAGCGGCCAGCGCTATATGGTGCGCGACGCCGGCACCGTGGGCGAGGTGGAGATCAAGGGCAACGAGGTGGAGCTGACGCTGGCCGGGCAGCCTGCCGAACGCGTCTGA